TACTGTTTCAGCAAGTGCTTGTTGTGATGCTTTTTGTTTTTCTTGTTTTTCTTTTTCTTTCGGCTTATCTTCTAATCTGTCTTTTGCTGACTTATCATAGAATACACCTTCACCAGAATCAAGTTTAGTACCCATCTCCTTTAAAGATTTCGTAGCAGACGATTCGTACTTTTCTTCTTTTGTGCTACTTGTATCTTTTTTAAATGGATAATATGCAGGAATTTTAAAGTCTTCTAGTTTAACTCCTTTTTCTTGTAAGAATGGAGGAATTAAAGCATTTGCTTTTGAGAGTGGTATAACTGCACCTGGAAACCCAACATTGTTTTTCATCCATGTTATGACTTTATCAAAAAGTTCAGTGACACCAAGAAGCAGTGGCATCATGAACTTCAGTGTGGTGTCCATGCCTTGACGAAGTTCTTTTTCACCGAACAATCCAAATGTAATAAACTTCAGGAATCCACCAAGCGCAGCAACGAGTGTATCTACAATGCTGCCACTTTCTTTCCACACTTTGATGCCATCAAGAATACCGTTAATTAGACCACCAATCAACATTGCAGGTATGAATATCTTGCTTAGTATCGCAAGTATTGAACCGCCACTAAACAATGAAGCAAATCCACCAACAATGCCAGTAATCAATCCACCAATTAACTTTACTGGATTGAGCATACTCAACAAACTACCAATACCACCTTCTTCTTTTGGTGCTGCTTCTCTACCACCTCTTTCCGCTGCTGGTGTTGCTGCTTTGCTTTTTGCTCTGGTTGCTTCTAGTTCTGCTTCACGTTGATCTTCAGTTTTAAAAAACTTATCTGCTTTAGTCGCAGCAGTTTCACCTTTGATCTTTACAAGTTTGGCCATATTCTGGCGAAGCACATTGACATCTCTTGCTATGCCAGGAAAAGCAAGAGATTGTTTAGCAATTAAATCAAGAAAAGGAAGCACATTGGAACCAACTGTTGGCTCTTCTGCTTTTTGTTCAACACCTTCTTTGGTAGGTGATGTTTCTTTTTTCTTTTCTTTCTTCTTTTCTTTTTTACCAAAAATAGAAGATAAAAGACCTTTTTTTGTTTCTTCTTTCTTTTTTGCCATTTATCGTCTTGCCTGTTTTTGTGCGTTAATACGTTCTTTTTCTTCTTCCAAATACTGCATCAAAAGACCCAAATAAATGGTTCTTTCCCAAGGTAACATTTCTTCAAGTTCAGTCAAACTATACTTGTGATGCTGGATCAATGCAAAGTTTGTCTGATAATAATTACTCAGTGTGTCATAACGAAAGATTAGGCGAAAAAATTTTGAAGCCCTTTAATCTCAATGTCTTCTTCGTATCCACATTTACCACATTTGAAGTGGACATCTTTCTTCAGTTCTGGCATCGTGTCAAAAAACAATTTAATCTTTTCTAAATCTTTTTGTGACATTGAGTCAACAAATTCAACCAACTCTTCGTGTGAAGAATCTTTGGCATAATACACTTGTTCTTTATCATACAGATATTCAATACAATCAATTAACACATTTACCAAAATATCGTTTTCATTCATGCTTTCATATTTCTGGATCATCTCAAAAGTAGGATACTTCAGACAAATTCCAATTTGGTCATTCAACATAAATTTGTTGTTGTGATTCGCATGAACTGTTGGCTCAACTTCTAATAGATTCAGTTTAAAATCTACTGAGCCACTACATGTAGCATCTTCACCTTTATCGTTTTTAATAACGTTATTACACTTATACTTTAAGTCAACAACTTCTTCTACCGATCTAGCACGGAGGTGCATGAACAAATATTCAAGATCAAACGTTGGTAAAGAATCAATATCAATGTCATCTAGCACACAATTCTTTAGAACTCTACGAATCGTTCCAATCACATCTTTGGAATCTTCTGATTCTGCTGCCATCAAAAACAATTTTTGTTCTTTGACAAGAAATGGTCTAATTCGAACACTCTGTCCATTTGAAATCAATTTAATGGTATAAATTGGTACGTCAAGTTTTGGTAACATAATTTCCTCTCAATTAGAATGAAAAAATTCTGGACGCCGCTGTTCCTCCAAGTGTGCTGAGTGTTTGACCGATATCATATTGACCTTCAAATATCGTGCGATATTTTTGATAAGAAAACGAAACTGATAAACGATGAAAACCTTCTTCAGCCCAACTCAAAGGTTGCGGTGCTATTCCAATTGGAAAAGCATCCATTAATTCTACGGCATAAATTTGACGAACAAAATCGTCATATTGAATAATACGAATATTTGTCAAGTATCTTGTGGCATTACTTTTTGGAAATCTTGGATTGTTTGTATCTGGTGGTATAATTGAATCCATCCAACGTTCAAACAATTTTCTTTCATAGAATTCGTTTGTACACAGAAAAGTTAAGTTCGTATCTGTGTACTGCATACGATATGGAACCTTGAATGATGGTCCATAGATTCGAGCATCGGCTGTTTCGAGTGTTCTTCCTGGCAGTTCTGCTGATTCACATTGTAGTGCCAGATATCTTGACACAGAGGGATTAGATGAACGGGTACCTTCATTCTGAAATCCTAAAGCAGAATTGATAGCGTCGGATACATCAGTGAAAATTGAGTTTGGAAAGTTTAATACTTTTTCCAAAAATGAATTGCCAATTGACTGCCCAATATATGCGGGTATTGGTATGATAACTTCATATCGACAAGGACGAGCAAGTCCGTCTTTGCCTTTAATATTTGATAAAAACAGATTAGGTGAAAAAGCCATTAAAATTTGTCCTCTGAATCTGACCAGACTTTGCTAGCCGTTGCTTTTGCAAAAGATTCCACAGGCAATAGAGCAGCGATGTCCCATTCATCGGCAGTTATTTCCAAAAATCTAGATTGAACATGTCCAGACAAGTATCGTTTGATACACGGTGATGCTTCATAGATTTTTGATGCTCTTTTCAAAAAGTCGTAACTAATTCTAAATCTTGTGGTTTCATCATAATCACGATTATTCAAAATTGTACTTAATTTGTCGAGAAGAATGATTCGTCGCTTTGGGTGAATGTAATGTAGATTCAACCCTAGAAAGCCGTCTGGATATCGTTCTATTGGAATAACCAATGGGAACCTGTCGTAATATGGCAACGAATCTTTCGTCTTTGGATCATAATAATAAAAGTACATACGACCGATAATAGACTGGTTTTTTAATCGTTCACGATCACGCATCAACTCACCTTTGGTGGGTCTGAGTGAAGGAACTTTGGACCTTAGCCACGAACGAGCCTCACGGGATCGTGGTGCGTATCCTGACTTAGCAAGGGATTCCTTAATTCTATCAATGAGTCGTTTCGCCATGTTGTATTTATCTGATACCCAAGTGCTTTTCAGTCAAAATTTGAAACTGCCAGCCGTGATCTTTACAGAACTCTTCGGCAGCATACCACTTGGCTTTGTTGATTTCGTAAGTGATTGCTTCTTGTAGATATGTTCGTGTCTTGCGTTTTTGTGTTGGTGGTTGAGTCTGTTTCTCTGGCTTGACTTCTATAACGTAAGTCATTACTGTGCCGTCTGCTTTACGCATCTTGGCAATGAAGTCTGGAAAGTACCGATGCTTCTTTTTGTCAACTGGGCTGTAATAAGGTATAGGAAGTTCTTCCGAACCCCACCAAATGACGTTCGGATTTTCATCTAAATAATTCATTACCTTTATTTCCCACGTGGACCTGTAGATGATATTGTTCGCATCACCTTTGTATTTCTGTGGGTTTTTCGGTTTAAATCTTCCTTTATTTGACATAAATACTATCTAGTCAATCAAAACAGGAACCCTCATGGCATTTTTCGGTCTGTCAGATATCACCATAGCAAAAGAAGATAATAGAAGAGGACCGCTGGCACCTCTTTTTCAGGGCACCACATCAAATACATTCAGATATCCTTTAGACATTGGTAATTATGACAAAGCGCATTACATGGTTGTCAATGTGTTTAAACAAAACAACTCACAATATCAAGGTGTCCAGCAAAGTGGTGTCAATAGAATTGGTTCAATAAAACAAGAAGTATCCGGAACACAAAGCCCATCTTTCGCATCAAAAATTAATAGTGCCATCGATAATGCTGTAAATAATTTTACAAGCGGTAAAAGTTTGTTTGGTAAAAACATCGCAACTAATTTTGGCGGACCGATCAAGCAAAGTGCTGCTGTAGATATTGATCAGAACTCATACATCAGCAACGTACAGAGTATTGAAAATGATTCTCTGATAAAAACAACTACAAAGACTGACGAGACAATTGTTCTCTACATGCCCGATACACTTCAATATACTTTCGGACAATCATATGCTGAAGCGGCTTTAGGTGAAGAGTTGGGTGGTAAAATAGCAGTAGCAGGTAAGTCTGTATTAGAAGACTTAAAGAATGGTTTAGATCCTAAAGCGGCTGCTGAAAAGGGTCTAAAGGGACCAGCGGCAACTGCTGCTATTCAAAAGGGAATTGAAGCTAGTGGAGCAGTTATTGGACAAGGCTCGGCTAGGGCTGCCGCATTTTTGGCTCTGGGTGGTGTGAATAATCCAATGCTTGAACTGCTTTATTCATCACCGTCTTTTAGACAATTTACCTTCGAATTCATGTTTTATCCCCGTGATGAAAAAGAAGCACTAGAAGTTCAAAACATTTTAGAGCGTTTAAGATTTCATCAAGCACCAGAGATAGATGGTGGTTCGGGTGGCCTTCTTTTGATACCACCTTCAGAGTTTGAACTTTCTTTTTACTACGGCGGTCGTCCGAATCCAAACTTACCTGGCATAGGTCGATGTGTTCTTACAAACATGTCAGTAAATTATGCGCCAAATGGTTGGACAGCATATGAAATGTTTGGCGAAAATGATCCACGTTTGGGTCGTACTGGTATGCCTACAGCTATTCAATTAACACTTGATTTTAAAGAAACCGTTATTCTTACAAAGAAAAGCATGGTTCGTGGTGATGGAGGATATAAATCAACACAGTCTGTTGGCACCAAAGTACAAGACATTTATAATACTCTCAAAAGATAATTTATGGCCAAGTATTTTAATTTTTTTCCAAAAACGCTTTATTCTTTATCCGATAAGTCAACGGCTGCTGATTTTGTAACAAACATTATTGCTCGTTTTGGATTTGAACAAAGTCTAAAAGAAAACTCTAGTATTTTTTATCCATATGACATTCAAGATGGCGATACGCCAGAAACAATTGCTAACAAGTATTATGGTTCACCCGAAAGACATTGGGTAGTTTTACTATTCAATGATATCATCGATCCTCAATACGATTGGCCTCTTGATCAAAGAACAATTATAAAATATGTTAATGTCAAATACACAGCCAATGGTGCGGCAAATACAACACCACAAACCGGATTAGCTTGGTCACAATCAAACACAAAATCTTATTATAAAGTTATTACAAGAGTTACAAATAATTCTTTAAAAGATACAATCAAAGAAAAGTTAGAAGTAGATGCCAATACGTATGCGAATGTTGCTATTGTAACTTCCACATATACATTACAAAATAATACAACCGTAACACAAACAGTGACGAAAGAAACGGAAACATATTATGATTATGAAGTAAATTTAAATGAATCAAAAAGAAAAATTAAGTTGCTCAGAGCAGATATTGTGTCGCAGTCCGGTTTGCTTGATGAATTCAAACGAGTGGTGAATTCTAAAGATTAAAAAATGGAAACAGTTAATTTACCGGAAACGCCATCAAAATTTAGTATCAACGAACTTGCTATTGTAACTAAAGCAGGTAAGTTGGACATATCTAAACTGTTTCAGGAAATAAACATATTTGACTCTCTTTTATCTCCGGTCATGTCGGGTGCTGTAGTCATTATTGATTCTATTGGATTATCGTCTAAACTTTTGTTTGATGGGTCGGAAGTTCTTCTTGTAAACATTGGTAAGGATACAGACTCATCGTCTTTTCGTTTAAAAAAAGCATTTAGAATATATCGTCAAAGTAACAGAGCCACACTACAACAAAATGCCGAAACATACACTTTAGAATTTGTTTCTGATGAGTTTATTTTTTCTGAACAACAAAAAATAAATCAATCATACAAAACAACTTACAGTGATGTGGTCAATAAAATACTGGTCAATTATTTAAAAGTACCAGAACAAAAATTAAGAGGCGTGTTCCAAGACACGACTGGTATTCGTGATTTAGTTATACCTAATTTGAAACCTCTTGATGCTTTAGAATGGTGTGCTAAACGTGCTGTTGATCAAAGAAGATCACCCAACTATGTTTTCTTTGAAAACAATTTGGGGTTTAACTTTGCTTCACTGTCTTATCTTCTTTCGTCTGATTATCTGTTCAAGATTAAATTTCCAGCAAAAAATTTAGAAGAAACAAAACCAAATCAAGATTTGTTAAGCCCACGACATTTTGAAGTTGTTAATCAGTCTGATAAAATAAAAACCACTAGAGAGGGTGTGGCTGCTGGAACATTTATTGGATTTGATCCTATTACAAGAACAGTACAAAATAAACGTATTGGGTTTGAAGATCATTACAACGCTATGGATCACGGCAACGATACTGCCAACTTTTCTCAATCAAAGAATCGAGGTGGTGAAACAGCAACTCAAGCGTTCGACTCAAAAAAGGTAGTGAATATTTTTGGCGCTAACATAAAAAATAGTGAGTACATTAAAAAGTATGATCCCACATCAATCTCAAAAGTTGAAAACCCAGAAGATTTTATATTTGCTCGAAAAGCCATTTTTAGCAATCTAATGAACAAAAGAATTAAACTTGTGATGCCTGGTAATTTTCAATTGACTTCGGGCTTCAATTTGAATGTTCGTGTACCAGATTTTTCAAAAAAAGAAAGTGGCTCCGAAAACGAAGATCGTTCGTTAAGTGGGAAATATTTGATTATTGCTACAAGACATATTATTAAGTATGATATGCATGAAACAGTTTTAGAACTTGCAACAACATCGAATGAAACTGACTTTATACCACAAAGTGTGCCAGAACAAAATCAAGCGATAGAGACTTATGGAAGCTACTGATAATAAAGATTTTGCTGGTAAATATGGCTTTACCTGGTGGATGGGGATTGTTGAAAAAATCAACGATCCTTTAAAACTTGGTCGCTGTAGGGTTCGTTGTGTTGGTTGGCACACCGACAATAAGTCTTTATTGCCAACAGATGACTTGCCTTGGGCGATGTCTTCAATTCCAGTAAATACCAATAATGTTTACCCGCCACGTGAGGGTGATATGGTATTTGGTTTTTTCGTTGATGGTGAAAATGCTCAAGTGCCTGTAATTCTTGGCGTACTTCCGGGTATACCACTCAATGCTGCCAACTATCAACAAGGCTTCAATGATGCTAGAACACCAGAAGAAGTTTCTGCTGCGCCAGTCAAGCCATATGAGTCATCAACAAACTATCCACGTAAGTTAGATGAACCAACAACATCAAGACTTGCTCGAAATGATTCTGATTATCCATCTGAAATACTGACTGCAAAAAAAGAAAAAAAAGCAAGTAAAGTAGAACCAGATTCATATTACAATGCAAAGTATCCCTACAACAATGTATATGAGTCTGAGTCAGGACATGCCCTAGAATTTGATGATACTAAAGGCGCCGAACGTGTTCATGTTTATCATCGCTCAGGCTCATACACTGAGTGGGGACCAGAAGGTGATAGAGTAGAAAGAATACAAAGAAATAAATTTGAAGTTGTTATTGGTGACGAAAAAGTTTATATAAAAGGTAATGTAGAATTATACGTAGATGGTAATGTAAACATGGAAGTTGGAGGTAATTTTCAAGCTGAAATAGGTGGAACCTGTGAGATAAACTCAAGTGGAAATATGTCATTCAATGCTCCACAAATAGATTTCAACTAATATGTCTGTTTTTATTGAAACTTCACAATCAAACCTTTCTGGCTTCGTTACAATACCTGACGATGACAGGGATGATATTCTTGATGCTGAAGAAAAACGTAGAACTTTACCATCAGCTTATGAAAAAACTACGTTTTCTGTCGATATGAATTTTACCGCATATTATTTGCAGATTCCGGACCTTGAAAAGGTATACGTCGATGTTTTGGCTGTAACACCTTTATATGATTTTAATAGTATAGGATTAACTGCAAATCCTATTGATACTAATACTTTAAGAGTTATTGGTACAACTTCAAATGTTTTTCCTGGCACATATTTTCAATTTACAATGCCAACTCTTGATGCATCTGGAACAAAATATGAACAAGAAATATTAGATGCAAACACGACTAAAGATTTTTATGCTTTAAATTATTACGAAATGCCTCAACCAACAGAATTGGAATTAACTTATCCAATAAAATTAAGAGTTCAATCTACGCCACTGACTCCAGAACAAGACATTGAAATTGACTTATTTCAGTGGCATTATTGGGAATACGAGCCAGCTAGAAGAACAATTATAGATTTAGTAGCAAGGGGGAAAAACTAATGCCGGCAGTTGCAAGACAAAGCGACAGAGTTATGTCGAAAGACGGATCAGGCAAAAAATGTAAGTCTCCATTGAGAACATCGGTCGGTCAAGTCAACAGTAAAAACGTTAGGGCTAACGGTAAATTAATTGTTGTTGCGGGCAATACTATATCGCCTCATCCTAAAAGAGGATGCACCTTAGACACATCAACATTATCATCATATTCTAGTTCGGTTAAAATAGGCGGTTTGGGAATAGGTAGAATTGGTGACGAATATGGGCCCAACATAATCACACAAGGCTCGCAAGATGTTTTTGCTGGAGGTTGAATAAATAAAACATGACTACTACAATAACATCAATTAATCCTAAGATTGAAACCGAAAGGTCTTATAGAGACTTAGATTTAAATTTTACGGCACATCCTGTTAAGAAAGATGTTAGTGTTCATCTTAATGAAAAAGCTGTAATTAACTCTGTAAAAAATCTAGTATCTACTAACTTTTATGAAAGACCTTTTCAACCAGAATTAGGATCTTCAATTCGTGCTTTACTTTTTGAACCAGTTGACTCAGTTTTTGGTGCATCAATTGAAAGACGATTGCTTGATGTAATTAACAATTATGAACCTAGAGTTTCTGTTGAATCAATTGTTGCCATACCTGCACCAGACGAAAATGGATACAAAGTGACAATGACTTTTTACATAATTAATTTAGCTAATCCAATTACAATTAATTTCTTTTTAGAACGTATAAGATAAAATGGCTGAACCACTACAAGTTACAGAACTTGATTTTGATCAAATCAAGCAAAATTTAAAAACTTATCTAAAGAGTCAATCTGAGTTTACAGATTATGATTTTGACGGTTCTGGATTAAGTATATTGTTGGATATTTTGGCTTACAACACTCACTATCAAGCATATTACTTGAACATGGTTGCCAATGAATCATTTATGGACACGGCACTATTGAGAGATTCTGTAATTTCTCATGCCAAAGTTTTAGGATATGTACCTTACTCAAGAAAAGCCCCACGTGCTGTTCTTAACTTCACGGTAAATACTGATGTTGATGATGGTTTAACTTTAACTATACCAAAAGGTTTTGCTTTTTTATCAAATGAAATTGATGGGGTAAGTTATAATTTTGTAACATTAGAAGAAAAGACCGTAACTAAGGCGAATACAGATTTTTTATTTTTAAATCTGCCAATATATGAGGGTCAACTAGTAACTTATAATTTTACTTACGACCAAACAACAAATCCAAAACAAATTTTTGTTCTTCCAGATGTGAACATTGACACAACAACTTTAACTGTGTCTGTTCGTTCTTCTGCTTCAAATACAGATCAAGAGATTTATACTCTTGCTTCAGACGCTTCCGAAAACACGACAACTTCTACTGTATTTTATTTGCAAGAAAATAGAGGTCAAAAATATGCGATTTATTTTGGTAACGACGTAACAGGTAAAAGTTTAACAAACGGTTCAGTAGTAGGTGTGACTTATTTGGTCACAAATGGAACTGCCGCAAACAAAGCAAATAATTTCGTAGCTACCGGTTCTTTGATTGACTCCGATAATGAAAATCAAACAAATTTTACTATTAATCCTGTAAGTGCTGCTTCGGGTGGTGCTGAACGTGAAAGTGTAGATGAGATAAAATTTTCGGCACCTCTTCAGTATACAACGCAAAATCGTTTAGTCACAACCAAAGATTATGAATCTTATATTAAAAAAAGTTACCCCTCAGTTGAATCTTTATCTGTTTGGGGTGGAGAAGATGAAATACCGGCAGTTTATGGTAAAGTTTTTGTGGCACTAAAACCAAAGGATAACTATTTTATAAGCGAAGCTGAAAAGCAAAGAATAATTGACGAAATTATTAATCCAAGAGCAATTATTTCCGTTAGTGCTGAAATTAGAGATCCCGATTATCTTTATATTTTGTTGAATAATCAAGTGAAGTATGATTCTAAAAAAACTATACTTACGGAATCACAACTTTCTACGCAAATTAGAAATGCAATTATTAGTTACAAACAAACATTTTTAAATAAATTTAATGCTATTTTTGCTCTTTCAAAAGTACAAGATCAAATTGATGGTGTAGAAAATAACGCTATTATTGGTTCAGAAACTCTTGTCAAACTTCAGAAAAGAATCACACCAAAACTGAATATAAGTTCAAATTATACGATAAATTTTGGTGTTCCTATTAAAAGGGGAACATTAGCTGATCGGCTGACAACAACAGAGTTTTCTGTTTATGATGCTACAGGTGTGAGTAGAACTGCAATCATTGAAGAAATTCCTCAATCATTTACAGGTGTTTCATCTATAGAAATTATAAATGCTGGATATGGATATACTTCAACACCAACAGTTACAATTTCCGGTGACGGTACAGGTGCTACAGCAGAAGCAGTCATCGAAGGTGGAAGAATTACACAAATTAATATGACAAATCGTGGCACTGATTATACACGTGCTACCGTGACTATTACGGGTGGTGGGGGCTATAGTGGTTCCGCAACGGCGATAATTGATTCGAAAGTTGGAACACTCAGAGTTATCTACTATGATGAAAACGCCAATAGACAAATTATTGATGCTAATGTTGGTGAAATTTATTATGATACTGGAATTATTATACTGAATGATTTAAAAATACTTTCTGTTTCGTCAAACGATGGTTTATTACGCTTGACCGTAGTTTCTGAGGAAGGTGTAATTGAGTCAACAAGAAATGTGATTATAACGATTGACGAAAATGATGCAACATCAATTGTAACAACACTTGAAAAAATGACATCATAATGGCTACAGATTTAAAAACATCGTTACTTGTTAATCGTCAAGTTCCCGAATTTATTCAGGATGAATATCCTACGTTCATTGCTTTTCTTGAAGCATACTATGAATTTCTTGAACAAAAACAGGGATCAGAAACAAATGATTTGATCACACAAGCAAAGTCTCTTCGTTATGCTACCGATGTTGATGAGTCAATTGCTCAATTTCAAACAAACTTTATTAACAATTATGCCCCTTTAGTTCCACAAAACGCAACTGTTGATAAAGCATTTTTAATAAAAAATATATTACCTTTTTATTTGACTAAAGGTAATATTAAATCTTTTGAATTATTTTTCAGACTTCTTTATGGTACAGATGTTACTATAACTTTCCCAAAAGATAATATTCTTCGTGCCTCTGACGGTAAATGGACTGTAGAGAATGTTGTTCGTATTGATAATGAAGTTTATTCTTATTACATCGGAAACGGTACAAAAAAAGAATTCCTTCTTGCTCAACAAGTTGGCAAATCTGATGTTACTGTTTATGTAAACAATGTAGAAACAACAAGTGGCTTTTACATACTTAAAGAGAGCAAGAAAATCATTTTTGATTCTGCTCCAGCAAACAATGTGGAAATAAAAGTTTTTTATGATGATTTTAATGAAACACTTTTTACGAACAGAAAAATTACAGGATTGACTTCTGGTGCTACGGCAATTGTTGAACGTGCCGCACCAAGACTAATTACACAACAAACTTCAATTGAATTGTATGTTGATGATGCCACATTACTTGGTTCATTTTTAAATGCTGAAGTAATTACAGCAGATATTTTTGCTGACGATGGTGAAACATTAATTACAATTAGATCAGACACAGTAGCAACACTCAGTTCAATTACTGTAACAAATGCTGGAGCCAGTTATAATGTTGGTGATCCGGTAACAATTATTGGTGGCGCTCCACAAACTCCAGCTGAAGCAGTTGTGAGTGAGATTTCAATTGGATTTGCTGATGGCGCAAACGTTGGTTATGGAGGTGCTGGTTTTGCTCTAGGTGGTATCATAACTGCTTTTAATGATGATGGCACAATTACTCTTGCTACAGGTGCTATCGATACTTCGGGCGCAAACTCAGCAAATTCATACACACTCTTTACTGATACCATCAACACATATGCCAACATAGTTCTTTCAAACTCCAACTATGGTTTTCCATCAACTGTAATTCCCACTGGTGAAAACATTGCAACACGATTGGTGGATGCATTTTCAAAAGCTACAATTACTGATATTGGTCCGATGACCAATGTTGCTATAATTTACTCAGGAACAGATACATCAAACTTGACAATCGATGCTGACGGAGCAAAATACGCTAACACTTTTGACATAAAAACTTTTGGTTCAATAGGTAGAATTGACATAGTTTCTGGTGGTAGCAATTATCTAATTGGCGATGAACTTACTCTTGGTCCAAATCCAGCTGGAACATATGGTAGAGGTTTTGCGGCGGCAGTTACAAATACAAACGCTTCAGGTGCAATTACAAGAATTGAAATTCAACCATCAAGACTTACTGGCAGTGCTAACACAACGTCTGGCAATGTTGTTGTCGTTGGAAATGGCACAAATTTTATAAATGAATTGGCCGTTGGTGATCAAATCATGATTAACTCCGAATCACGATATGTCAATTCGATTTTGTCAGCAACTTCTCTTAATGTAAACGTATCCTTCACAAGAACTTCAACTGAAAGAAAAATTGGCGTATATGACCGATATCTTGTTGGTGGTCAGGGTTATATTCAAAACAATTTCCCAACAATCACAGTATCATCGACAACTGGCGCAAATGCTAATTTACAAATTACTTCTTTGATGGGTAATGGTGAAAGACTTGGAATTACGGGTTCGGGAGTTGCCGGTTCTATTACAAAGATTCGCATAACAAACCCTGGTGCTGGCTATCAATTTATTCCAACAATCGATTTGTCGAACCGTGGTGATGGCACAGCAACAGCAGAAGCGCAAATTGAGAGGTCATATGTTTCTTTTCCCGGAAAATGGATTGGCTCGGATGGAATCATTTCATCATTAGATAGAAAGATAGAAGGTCTAGATTATTATATCGATTTCACTTATATTACTTCTGTGGCTACAGAATTTGCAAAGTATGCCAGCATTTTAAAAGATTTGTTACATCCTGCGGGCTTCAAGAATTACGCCGAGTATCCAATTTCACGACCTGTAGATTTAGATTTGACAGTTGATTCTTCAGTCACCGAAACAATTTCTGGATTAGTTTCTACAAGTGCCAACTCGATTATAGTAACAGGAACTTCGACCAAATTCAATGTTGCAAATAGTCTAGGTATCATTTCAATAGGTACACAAATCGCTATAAATAATGAAATACGCACAATCAATGCGATTGTCAGTAACACTTCATTGACAGTCTCAAGCGCATTTACGACAAACACCTCTGCTCAGACATTGATTATTATCACATAAATATAGCTTATGGCTCTAAACTATACATCAGAAAAACTTCCATTAGACAACGCTGAGAGATTTAAAGACTCTTTTAGCGATTCGGATCCGTCTATACAGTATATTTTTATTGGAAATCATACTCCATATTCTAATGAATCTTCGCCACCAAATATTGCTGAAACTATTTCCAGTGAAAAATTGGTCTGGGACAATATGTTTGCGGCAAAAAAAGTTACCGCAAATGATGTTGAACTTGTTATTCCAAGAGTAAATTGGACAGCAAACACAAAGTATCGTCAATATGATGATACGATTGCTTTGTCAGATTTAATTACTGGGAATACAACACAAAATTTGAAGCCATTTTATATTATTACGTCTGCTAAAAATGTTTATAAATGCCTTTCAAATAACTTCTCATCAAATTCTACAGTAGAACCTACAGGAGATTATTCAACTTCTAATGGTGCTATTTCAACTGCTGATGGTTACATTTGGAAGTACATGTTCAATGTCAAATCATCAAATAAGTTTTTGAATACGGAGTGGATTCCCACTCCAACAAGAAATACACAGACGAGTGGTTTGTCTGATTACAGTCTTGATGACACAGGTGTTGTAGATGGAGAATTGACAACGGTTGTGATCACTAGCGGTGGTTCTGGTTATTATGACACTAGTGTCGGTGTAACTCCTTTCATCACAGGATGTTCAATACTCACCGTGGCAAATACCTCAAATATTGCTGCAAACATGACTGTTTCTGGCACAGGTATTTCAACGGGAACAATAATTTCTGTTCTCGACACACCCAACAATAAGATCACATTATCGTCACCTTCGACATCAAATGGTGGTGGTAATGGATCTAATATATCTGTGGCCACACGAATTTATTTTGATGGTGATGGTGTAAACGCTGCCGGTTCAGCGACACTAGCAAACGGTCAGATTTCCAAGATT